TAAAAATAGATTCTACTGATCCTAAATCAACACGAGATGTAGATATGCTTCATATTGATTCTTTACATGATCCAAATCATTTGGAAAAAGAACTCACATTGCATAGTCAACATATAAAAAAATATATCGCATTCCATGATATAAAGCAAAGCGATTGGGCTTTATGGAAAGTGATTAAAAAGTTTTTAAAGAATATGACCGAATGGAAGCTAAAAGTTAAATATAACGAAGGAAAATGCGGCCACGCGGTGATTGAAAGAATTAACTAGTATATATAGTAATGGATGCCGTTAACGGGTCCTAATAACTTTAACCTTGCTAAATTAGGAGGCAACAATGACTGGTACTTTTATGTTCCCAAGAAACGCTTTTTTAGGTTTCGACCATCTTTTCGACGAACTCGAAAAAATCACAAATCACGCAAACGATACTTATCCACCTCATAACGTTATCAAATCTGACGAAATGAAGTATGATATTGAACTAGCAATTGCTGGTTTCTCTAAGGACGATATTACTATCGAACTTAAAGAGCATGTCTTGTATATTAAAGGTGATAGAGAGAAAAGAAGAAATGATGAAGCATATGTCCACAAAGGCATATCAGGTCGAAAGTTCTCAAAATCGTTCAGACTATCAGAGTACGCAGAAGTCAGCGGTGCAGATCTAACGGATGGAATTCTTACTGTCAGTATAGAAGTAGTTCTACCGGAAGAGAAGCGACCCCAGAAAATTTCAATAAATACTGGAGGTAAAACCAATGGCAAAAGTGCTGAATTTCTTCGAGAAACTGTTTAAGGCTTGCGCAATCAAGTCACCAGAAGATCATTATCTTTCACAAGCTACGGATCTTGCTGACCTTGAAAGGCGCATGAAAGAACTTAGACATTCTAGCCCACAATTCAAATATAGGTATTGGATATGATGTGTAAATTCATAGCTAATCTATTTACATGGGCTTGGGAAGACAACGGAGATATATAAATAATATGGGCGGGGAAACTCGCCCTTATTAACATGAACAAAGGATAAGCTTATGGCATTTAATCTTTCAAATAGATCAAAGAAAAAATTAGACGGTGTGCACCCTGATATGGTTGCAGTTGTCGAACGTGCAATAGAATTAACAAAAGTCGATTTTGGTGTTACTTATGGTGTACGTACTGTTGAAGAACAGGAAAAACTTGTGGCCGCTGGAAGGTCACAAACAATGAAATCAAAACACTTAATTCAAGACAGCGGATATTCACATGCAGTTGATGTAGTTGCATATGATGGATCAAATGTTGTATGGGAATTAAACGTGTATGACGATATATGTGATGCATTTAAACAAGCAGCAGAAGAAAAAGGTGTAGCTATTAAATGGGGAGCAGCATGGTCAGAAGGCGATATTCGTTCTTATGAAGGAACATCAGAAGACGCCATGAATGCATATATTGATTTAAGAAGATCTCAAGGTCGACGACCATTTATCGATGGACCTCATTTCGAATTAATGTAAAATAACTGTTTACATTTACATCTCCGTTTGGTATAATATATTATGAATAAGGAGGTTTAATGTCATTTTATACTTGTGTTACTCGCTATGGTAATTCTATACTGTATCGTGGCTATGATAGCTATGGTAAACGTGTGTATAGAAAAGAACAGTTTCGCCCGACATTCTATACTAAATGTCAAAAAGAAACTGGTTGGAAATCACTAGACGGTCATAATATTGTACCGTTACCATTTGATGATATGCGATCAGCAAAAAATTGGCTAGAACAAAACGCAGAAGTTTCTGGCAGATATATCTATGGAAATCATAACTACTTACATCAATTTATAACTGATAAGTTTCCACGTGATATAGAATTTAAGAGAGAAGTAGTCGATGTAGCTAATATCGATATTGAAACAGAATACAACGATGGCTTCCCTCGTCCTGATCGCGCTGATCAAAAAATACTATCAATAACATACAAATCTAGTAAAAGCAACACATATGTAGTGTGGGGTTATGGTGCTTATGATACAGAAAAGGCGCTCATAAAACCTGTACAGTATGTGAGGTGTCGTGATGAAAAAAGTCTATTGATGAAGTTCTTAGATTTTTGGTCACATCCTGATCATTGTCCTGATATTATTACAGGTTGGAACGTAAGGTTTTTCGATATGCCTTACTTAATTAATCGTGTAACAAATGTATTAGGTGTTGACTTCTCTAAGAAGTTTTCACCATGGGGAATGATAGATTACAGACAGATCACAAGACGTGGTAAACAAGAAGACATCTATGACATAAAAGGCATACAGGTTCTTGATTACCTCGAACTGTTTCAAAAGTTTGGTTACTCGTATGGTGCACAAGAATCATACAAACTTAATCATATTGCATACGTTGTATTAGGTGAAAAGAAACTATCGTATGAAGAATCAGGTTCGTTAAAGAACTTATACAAAGACGATCATCAAAAGTATATTGATTATAATATGAAAGACGTTGAACTAATCGAAAGACTCGAAGATAAAATGGGTCTCATCACTCTTGCATTGACTATAGCATATAAAGGTGGTGTTAATTATCAAGATACGTTTGGTACTACTGCTATATGGGAATCTATAATATATCGAAAGCTAATGTCACAAAAGACATTGCCTATAGTTCGAAGACCAGATGAAGCAAAACAAAAGTTTGCTGGTGGTTATGTGAAAGAACCTCAAGTAGGTGCGCATGATTGGGTAGTATCTTTTGACCTTAACTCTTTGTATCCTAATATCATTGTGCAATACAATATGTCACCTGAAACACTAATCGATCAATCTCAACCAAATGGTGTAGAATACTATCTTAGTGGTAAACGAGCAGATACTACAGAATATGCTGTAGCTGCAAATGGTTCAACATATCGTAAAGACATAGATGGTGTCATACCTAATATTATTGTAGATTTCTATGATGAACGTGTGGCTGTAAAGAATATGATGTTAGCAGCACAGAAAACCTATGAGAAAAACAAAACCATAGAACTCGAGAAAGAAATAAATCGCCATGAAAACCAACAGATGGCCATTAAGATCTTGCTTAACAGTTTATATGGTGCATTAGGTAACAAATACTTTAAGTACTTCGATGTACGACTCGCCGAAGGTGTAACTCTTACAGGTCAGTTAACTATTCAATGGGCTGAAAAAGCCATGAATGCTATAATGAACGAATTACTTAAAACAAACAAAGACTATGTTATAGCTATCGATACCGATTCTTTATATGTTAACTTTGGACCATTGGTCAAGCAACTCAATCCAAAAGATCCTGTAAGTTTCTTAGATCAAATATGCGAGAAGCATTTTGTACCTAAACTCAAAGTATCGTATGACGATCTATTTAAAACTATGAGCGCGCATAAGAATAGAATGGTTATGGATCGAGAAGTTATAGCAGATCGTGGTATATGGACTGCAAAGAAAAGATACATACTAAATGTACATAACTCTGAAGGTGTACAGTATGCACAACCTAAACTTAAGATTATGGGTATCGAAGCCATTAAGTCTTCAACACCAGAAGTTGTGCGCGATAAGTTCAAAGAGATATTTAAAGTTATTATAACAAAGACAGAAAGCGATACACAAGATTTCATACGAGAGTTTAAGAAACTCTTTAGATCTTTGCCAGCAGAAGAAGTATCTTTTCCCCGATCAGTATCGAATGTTTCATCGTGGACAGATAGAAAGACGACCTATATTAAAGGTACTCCTATACATGTGCGTGGCAGTATATTATATAATAATCAACTTAAGAATGCAAAGCTTACAAAGAAATACGAGCTCGTTACAAATGGTGATCGTATCAAGTTCTGCTACTTACGTGTGCCTAATCATATCAGAGAAAACGTTATAGCTTTTCCAGATATATTACCCAAAGAATTTAAGTTACATGATTATGTTGACTATGATATGCAGTTTAATAAAACATTTGTAGAACCACTAAAACTCATCTTAGATGCGATTGGATGGAGTCCAGAAGAAAGAGCTACATTAGATGAATTCTTCGGATAAAGGTTTACAAGTAATAAAATATGTGGTATAATAATATTGAAAGGAAGAATAATGAGTACAAATTGGGTAGATGATATGTATCACATGCATAAGAAGTTCGGTGTGCATGAATGGGTTAAAAAGAATAAAGATAATAAAGAACTTATGAGAAAGTTCTTAGAGTTTCGTGTTCGCTTCTTACAAGAAGAATTAGAAGAAACTCGTAAAGCTGTTGAAGAATCTGATGCAGAAGAAATAGTTGATGGTCTTATTGATCTTTGTGTTGTTGCAATAGGTACATTAGATGCATTCGACGTTAACGCGCGTGTTGCTTGGAATGAGATATTCGAAGCCAATATGTCTAAAGAACCAGGTGTTAAAGAATCAAGACCTAATCCTCTTGGCTTACCTGACTTAATTAAGAAACCAGACTGGAAAGGTCCAGATCATACAGGAAATCATGGCTTGTTCGCTGACAATATTTAATAGTATCTTCGATAATAAAACAGATAAAAGACTCGAGTTTGATTCTTTTGAAAAGTTTGAAGAAGCATTGTATAAACTCGCCGAGAAACCTCTCAAAGCGAAGAAAGATGCTGTACTTATATCACCATCTACATACATAGAAGGCACTACTCGTGCTAATAAAAATGTTATGTATTGGGATGGTTGGTGTTGTGTCGATGTTGATGATCATAAATTCGAAGGAGATTTAAAGAATGAACTTACTAATCTATATGGCGACTTCCATTTTGTTTGCTATAGTACTGCTAGCAGCAAGCATGGTCTACCAAAGTTTCGTCTTGTCTTTCCAACTACAGAAAGAATTGGAGGAGACGACATCAGAGCTTTCTGGTTTGCTCTCAACACAAAGCTCAACTCTCTTGCTGATAAACAAACTAAGGATCTCTCACGAATGTATTATATCCCTGGTTCGTACGCTAGCGCTTTCAACTTTATCTTTACTAATACTGGCAATTACATAGATCCAAAAGAGTTGATAAGAAAATATCCTATGCCTGAAAAAACTAATCTTAATAATTTTATGGATAGGTTACCAGAAGAAATGCAACAACAAATAATCCAATATCGTAAAGATAAGTTAGATCAAGACTTCAATTGGAATAACTACAGAGATTGTCCGTTTTGGCCAAAGAATTTGGCCAACGAGTACAATGCTATTAACAACACTGGTTGGTATCATAAGATGTATCAAATCATGGTTGCTATAGCTGGAAACGCTGTTGGTAGAAAATACCCTATCACAGCAGATGAAATCACTAAATTATGTCGAGAGTTTGATACTGAAACTGGTAATTGGTACAAAAATCGACCATTAGACAAGGAGGCCGACCGTGCAATCGAATACGTTTATAGAAATATATGAAACATTTAAAGGAACACCTGACTCTACCTTTATAGAAAATAGAGACATTAAAAAAGAAGTATATGAAAAGGGAATAAGAGGTGCTGACTGTGAATTTCCTGAATATCATCAAGGACAAGTCGATGATAAACAAACTAATTACCTAGAGAGTGTAGAAATTGATAATATGCACACACAGTACGGAATATTAGATTACAAGCAATTTGCCAAAGCTGGTGTTCATTTAAGTCAATTTACTCAGAAGCAGATAAAAGAAGGTAAAATCAATTATATTGCAGTATGGAGATGGGCTGATAATAATCAATATAAAACATTAGTTGAAGGCGAATCAATAAGTTATGAAGTACTTGAGTATGTACCTGCTAAATGGGCTTTAGCTAATTTAGATAAAACAACTAATAGATTTCCCTTTAAAATAAATAGTGTACATGCTGAAGAACTTATGGTATAATATATTCGGAGGTTACAATGAAAGAATCACTTAAAGTTTTACAAGAATGCGCTGAACTACAGCAAAAGAAATCAAGAGATTATCAAAACGAAAACTCTCGTATCAGACAAGCTGATCACTATCCTCGTGGTTGTGCTACTATACTTGATATGGTACATCAAAAGATTACACGTATCTATTCTGTTATGGAAGCTGCTGAAGTTGGTGGTGATCCTAACTTCGAATCGTTAGAAGATTCAGCTAAAGATGCAATCAACTATCTTTCCTTCTTCGTATCTTATAGACGTGGTATGATGGAAGGTCAAAGCTCTGATAAAGATTACTTAAATAAGCCGATAAGTAACGAAGAATGATTATAGGTCTAACAGCATCAACGTTTGATTTATTGCATGCAGGCCATGTCGCTATGTTAAGAGAAGCAAAAACACAATGCGATTATCTTATTTGTGCTTTACAGGTAGATCCTTCTATAGACAGATCAGAGAAGAATCCACCAGTGCAAACACTCGTAGAAAGATGGACACAGCTTGATGGTGTTAAATACGTCGATGAAATAATACCATATCAATCAGAAA